ACCTGGTATTAGCACTCTCTTGATATCTTTTAGATATTTTAGTGTGTGTTTCTGTGTAAAGAAAACAAATGTGTCCCAACTGAATACAAAATTACAACTACCCTGTGGTATGTTCGAACATTCTGTTTTATTGGTCTTATAGAATTTCAAATGTTTCCTATGTGCCGCAGGGAATTTTCCTGATATTGGGGGAACAATCTTGTGTGTTATGTCTAGGAAGAAATTGGTCCTCCATGCCTTGAACTCCGTGGAGAACATTCCATTACCTGGCCCGATCTCTAGGCTGTTGTAAAGGTTAGACTTTGCAAATTGAAATATTTTGGTTCGTATCTGCCTTGCAAGTACTGAATCAACATTAGGATTCTGTTTTTTTTGATCCAGATCCCTAGCGAACCATTCTGGAGTCTTGTCCATCCTGTTTATGACTTCGTTGTTGTTGGCGTCTACAGCCAATGCAATATCCTTTAGGATTTTGAGATTGGAATCTATCAACTCCTGTAGGTCCTCCTTCTTTACTTTTTCTAGTTTTTCAATTAATAATTTGATTTCTTCTATGCTTAACATGACAGTATTTAGAATTCAAACAGTTTGTTGAATGTGTTACTGGTCTCTGTTGATTGTACGTCCCAATCCAGCACACCTATGAGGTTGTCTATCTTCTGGTCCAGTATCGTTGCTTCCATGGCATCACCATCAAACGGTAGTTCCTTGAACCACTCCGGTATACGCATCTCGTCCACGGGATATGCGATACTCGTGTAGCCTAATGGATTGGTTTTAAGTTTACACACTATCACTTTGGCACCATCCGTTATTGGCATACTGTACTTGTCGCCGTACATCTCTCTGCACCTGTTCCAGTTCATGCTGGCCCTCACGTGTCCTGGCATGTTTGCTCTACCGGCCTTCTCCTCGGCCGCTGTGTACTTGGTCATGTTGTTTGCTCTCTTGGGAGATCCTTTCTCCCAACCTGGTCTAGATTTAAACTCTGCTCTGAATTCGCTGATTTTTTCTAGTACTTCTTTCTCTTCCTTGCCTTGTAGGACCATGTATAAAAGATCACTCAAGAAGTCCTGTACGAAAACAGGTGTGTCTGATCGTTTGAGATCTAGTCCCATTGCTTTCATTTTGCCATCCTTGCCCTCGACATCTGTACGTTTACCTTCTTTGTCGTAGTACAACACAGCATATCTCTTCTTTGTAATGAACAATCCTTTTGACGCAACAAGTTCTCTGCCCGCCGCTATGACTTCTCCACGTGTGCTCGGACAATGGAAACCCTTTGTCATGAATGATTTGAAAGATCCATTGACCTCATCTGCTATCCTGTCATACAGTACCACAACAGAATCTTTTGTCCAAGGTATGACGCCATCGTTGATCTCTTTTTGTAATGTCTTGTGTGCTGTGAAATAAACCGAGTCTGTGTCTCCGTACACAATACTCTCTCCTTTGTGATCATACTTGCCTGCAACAATCTCATTGACTTTACTTGCCATGTGTTTTGTGATACATCTGCCTGTAAGTGTTACACTTTGTCCAATCCTCATATCAAAGAACCTACAACCTGGGTTCAGGATCGCACCATAAAGACTGTTTAGATTAATTTTCTTTACAAGTTGTCTCTTGTCCCAATACTCTCTTTCGATCTCGTTGTCTCCGCACTCACGCATCTTCTTCTGCATGTCCTGTCTCTCTGCATACCAACGCTTTAACAAACCTGGAATGATCGCTTCGTACTCGTATGTGAATATTGTGCCATTGGCACTCAGCATCCATTTGTTGTTGCCGCCAAAGATTATCTCGTACAGTTGTGCCGCACTCATTCTCACACTGGTCTTGTCTTCCCAGTCAACTATGATCTCTGTGCCTTTTTCTTGATTCATCACTGCAACATACTCCCAACTGCCAAACTGACTGTCCCATGCCGCCGCGAATGATTTCTTGGCGTGTTTGGCCCTGTTAATCTCTGCTGATGTTATCACAGGTCTAATCTGACCTACAATGGTCTCCGGCCCCATGTTCAGGGCTCTAATAACACTTGGATACAGTGAGTTGATGTCAACAGACCCTATCCAGTCGTGTATTCCTTTTTGTGGAGTTGCCACGTGGGCTCCTGCCGCCGGTTGATTTTCCTCACCGTCTTTCTTGTATTTCCTGCCCGGCACCTGCATTCCACGTCTGTGTGTCTCATTTACGATTGCCTGTTCTGTGACCGCGACCGCACCCATTGTCGTCTGTAGTAGTACAGTGTTCTGGTGTGCTATCTCGTTGGCTAGTTCTATGAATTTTAGTTTCTTTTCGAGTTTGGCCAACAGTGCAGTATCCTGTCTGTTGTATTCTATGAACAATCCAAAGTCGTTCTTGTACAAGTTATCAAGCGATCCTTCGTAGACTGTTTTCCTCTCATCCAACTCATGTTCACCTATTGCGTCTAGCCTGAAACTGTGCCTTTCCTCATATGTGTATTTCCTGTATAGTTCCAGCAAGTCCAAGTGTACACGTCCTACTAGATCAAAACTTAATTGTTCTCTGCCGTATTTTTCAAACACTCTCTTTCTGGGCTTTTCACCCCAAAAACAAAGACGTCTTGTGTCATCAGAACTTAACACTTTTTGTATTCTACCCACAGTGTATGGAATGTCATATCCCTCGCTGTTCCAACCCGACAGTATGTCTGCGTCCTGCACCAGTTCCAAAAATGCGTCCAACATGTCTTTCTCTTTCTCAAAAAGCATTGTGTTGTCAAATCTTTTTGTGAGCTCTTTGGCATCGTCCATGCTGATGGTCTTTGGTGGAACTGCTAGTGTGACCAGTTGGTCCGTCCAGCTCATGTAACAACTTATGGCAGTTATGGGCATGAACGGATCATCTGTTGTTGAATAACCCCGATCGGGATCGAAGTCCACTTCAATATCAAAAAACATAACATTTAATTTGGGCGTCTCTTTGCCCAAGTAATTCTCTTCCAAACACCTGAACACAGGATTGATATCATTCTCGTACAGTTGCTTGTTAGATCTTATTCTTTGTTCTTTTATGAATTCTTTGTTGGTAGCACACTGCACTCTCTGTAAAGGTGCACCAGTCATTGACCTGTGTTTGCCCCTTGCGTCTTCGTAGTAGAAAACATATCTGGCATCGTACTCTGTGAATATTCTACCCTTCTTGGGATCACGTTCTACGACGTATATCTTGTCTTCGTCCTTTTTAAAAAGTGCATCTATATAACTCATTGTATGAATACTTTGTATAATCCTATTGTGTTCATTATTGTGAACCAACCTGTAAGACAAGCAATCCAGATTAATCTACGTCTGATTCCTGCCCAACACATGGTGCTAGATCCTAGCCAGTATAAAGGAAACACTATACTCATTATAGGGTGTGGTGATGTAAATGTCAATACCGCTGATCCGTAAACGGTCACTACCACAGAAAACAGTTCTAGGTAGAACGCTTTTGAATCTGTGTTGTAACTGGTTACCCAAAATTCTTTGAGTAATTTTATCACTAAAGTTTGCCGGCTGTGTTTAGTATGCTCTCCAGCGTGTCCATCTCGTCAGCGATGTTCTGGTAGTTGCCTCTGTGTGCAACGGATATCGCTTTGTTGATCAGTGCTGGTTTCAATTCTAGTTCCTCTGATATTGCTTTTACTGTGTCTTTCAATCCACCTTTCAGGTCCTCAACCTCACCTAGTACCTGTGAGCCTTGGGAAATGATCTGGATTAGTTTCTGCTTTTCTGCGTCATTGAAGTTTCTTACTGCCATTTGTTTCTCCTGTTGTTATCCAACAAGTATATAACAAATTTACAATGAATGCAAATTATTTTTTCTTTTTAGTTTTGACGTTTATTGCTTTACCACGTCTATCTGGATTAGGATCTTTTCTTCTTTTTCTCGCCGCCGCGGATGCTCTGCCTTTTTTGCCTAGTGCGTATGCTTTCTTGGCTGGTAAGCATTTTGGTTTGCCCTCACCTTTTGATTTACCACCACATGACCCTCTGATTTTTCCTTTTGGACCCATTCGCACCCATTTTTGTTTAAACCATTTCTTAAGATCTTCATTAAGTGTTTCTTCAAATACTAACTCTCCACAGTTTACACAGATGTCTACGTCTTCCTTCTTGACGCAGTTGGCCACACGTTTGCCGAACATGGTCTTCATGCCCTTCTTGGTGTAGCCTTTCCAACACTTCTCTGTGATTATCTCACTGGCTCTCATTATTTCTTCTTGCTGTTGCCCCCGTTGGCCGCACCCTTTTTACGACACTGCACTAGTGCACCACTGGCATAGGCACTGGGCCATACTTTGTATCTTGATTTCACTTTGTGATAGCAGGCGTCCTGTTTCTCTGCCAACTGTTCGAATTCCGCTTCTGTGATTCCTACAACTTCACGTATCTGCGTGTCACCTCCTCGTAAAAATTTCCTTATGTCTTTTTCAATCCTTTCCAGTGCGTCAGGCAGTTCGCCTTGCGCCGAAGCAGAATTATCAATGATGTGTATGTTGTCGAACAAACGGCTGAACCTCCCTAGATTTTGCTCAATGACCGCATAATTTTTATGTACAAGTTCATCCGGCAGTGTACGTTCTCTTTCTTTGTTCCTGCGTAGAGCAGTTTCTAAATCCGTGTTCACAAACACCATTGTTGTTGCATATCCCTTGTCTTCTAATTCTTGTTTAATTTTTGCAATAGTATCATACATCCTGCCGGTGGAATCTATGAGCAACCCCAATCCGCCATCTGTGTATCTTTGCTGTTGTTTGGCGACCAACTCTTTCGATCGCTGTCTCTGTTTTTCCCGTTCGGGTTCTTCTTCGGGAGGCATTTTCCATGATAGGTTTTTCTTCGTCATGAGAA